TATGGTGAAAGCACAAGCTCACGCATTTAGAGATAAATGTAAAATGGTAATTACATTTTATGTGCAAGAAGGAATAAAAAACCATATTTGCACTGTATGTAATAAATTAGAAAAACAAGGTCATTCCGACCTAGCAAATATAATAAGGAGGCTGTAATGGCTATAACACAAGCTATGTGTACTTCATTTAAAGGGGAACTTTTAGAAGGCGTGCACAATTTTAAAAACTCAGGTGGCAATACATTTAGATTAGCACTATATACAAGCAGTGCTACTATGAGTGCAGCCACTACTGCATATTCCACAAATCAAGAGGCAAGTGGAACTAACTATACGGCTAAAGGTGATTCTTTAACTAGAGTAGACCCAACTACTTCAGGAACTACGGCATTTACGGATTTTGCTGACCTAACTTTTGGTACAGCAACCATAACTGCAAGAGGTTGCATGATATTTAATGATTCTGCTTCAGGCGATCCTGCCGTAGCAGTTTTTGATTTTGGCGCGGATAAAACCTCAACTGCTGGATCATTTACAATTACTTTTCCTACTGCTGATGCTTCAAACGCTGTTATTAGAATAGCTTAAGGTTAGCCAATGGCTAGTGTAACTGGTTGGGGTAGAGGAACGTGGGGTTCTGATACTTGGGGTAAAGAAAACCCTATTGCATTAACAGGCTTAGCGGGAACAACCGCATTAGGGTCTTTAGCAATAACGGCAGATGCTAATGTAGCTGAGACAGGAGTTGCAGCGACTGGAGCTTTAGGCTCTGAAACTGTTACTGGAACTGCAAATGTAGCTGTAACAGGTTTAGCTGGAACTACTGCATTAGGTACAGAGACAGTTAGCGGAGATGCTAATGTAGCAGAAACTGGATTAGCGGGAACAGGAGCCGTAGGAACTATACTGGCTGCTGGTTTTGCAATTACTGGAGTTAGTGGTACTGCATCTACTGTTGGACTGGGCGATGAAACAGTTACAGGGGATGCTAATGTTTATCCAACAACAGTAGTTGGAACAACAGCTTTAGGTAGTATAAGTTTAGTAACCAACAATATAATTTCAGTTACATTAGGGGCAGCGACAGGAGCAGTTGGTTCACTTGCAACAACTTCTGGTGCAAATATTTATCCAACAGGAGTATATGGAACAGGAGCATTAGAGAATTTATTAGTTTGGGGTGATGTAACGCCTGGACAAACAACAACTTACACTGAAGTTTCTACTTCACAAACACCTAACTATAGCGAAGTATCAACATCACAAACTCCTGATTGGGAAGATATTGCAGCTTAATGATATAATTTTACAGAGGAAACAACATGGCAAGTACATACGTTAATAATCTAAGACTCAACGAAATGGCTACTGGAGATGGTAGTGGAACGTGGGGTACAACCACAAATACGAATTTAGAGTTGATAGGACAAGCTTTAGGCTACGGCACTAG